TAAAAAACTTTACTGAAGAAGATTATTTATTACTTACAGGTGATCCAGCTATAATTGGAATTGCATGTTCAGTAGTATCCGATATAACAAATGGAATTTATAATTTGTTAAAATGGGACAGACAGGAAAGCACGTACTATCCAATAAGAATAAATCTATACGAGAAAGGAGAAATAGATGAGTAAAGAAAAAATAAAAGTATTTACAGGTAGTGGATCTTTTAATCCAACTGAGGACCTACAACAAATGTTTGTTGAGGATTCCCCAGACCAAGTAAATGAATTAGCAAACGTAGATAATTTATCTAAGCATGTTTTAGATTTGCAAAGATTAGAATCTGAAATAGAAAAAGAAGAACATCTTTTAAAACAAAAGAAAGCTCAAGCAGATAAAATATCAGCGGAGGTGATCCCTGAAATAATGGATCAGATGAAATTAAAAACTCTTAAACTTCAAGATGGTTCAGCCATAGAAGTAAAAGAGATTTATGGCGCAAGTATACCTGTAGCAAACAGAGAAGGCGCTTACAAATGGCTTCGAGATAATGACCTGGGTGATCTTATTAAGAATGAGATTACTGTTTCCTTTGGTCGTGGCGAAGATAACAAGGCTAACGATTATGCTAGCCTTGCTGAGAAGAACGGTTATCAACCTTCACAAAAAATGAAAGTTGAACCTATGACTCTCAAAGCACTGTACAGAGAGCGAGTGGAGAGCAATCAAGACTTGCCTTCTGAACATTTTAACCTGTTTAAGGGAAACAAAACAAAAATAACAAGGAACAAATAACATGACACAAGAAACAAGCGACTTAACAGTCAAAAAAGAAGGTGCAATAGCGACTCTAGATTTTGAAGCAGACTCTGGAAGGGGTCTAGAAAATATAGAGAAAGACGACTTAGCTTTACCGTTTCTAAAACTGCTGCAAAGTGGTTCTTATGAAACTAAAAAGAAACATGCAAAATATGTTGAAGGTGCAGAAGCTGGGATGTTTTATAATACAGTTACTAAGAAACTGTATAGTGGAGAGAAAGGTATTCATGTAATACCTTGTTTCTACAAAATGACATATCCAGAATGGGCACCCTTTGATAAGAGCGAAGGTAGACCAATACATCCTGATAGAGGTCCTGAGGTTATGGCTCAGACAACTAAACAAGGTACAAAAGATGTGCTAGCAAATGGTAATGAAATTATCAAAACTGCAAATCATTTTGTTATTATTCTTGGAGACAAACCAGAGAAGGCACTGATGCCTTTGAAAACTACTCAGTTAAAAACTAGTAGAGGTTGGAATTCATTAATGGATAATGAAGCAATTGTATCTAAAACAACAGGTAAGTCTATACCAGCTCCAGCGTTTTCTAGAGTTTATCAAATTAGATCTGTCGAAAACCAAGGTAATTTTACTTGGCACGGAATGACGGTCTCTTTAGTTAAACCAGTCGACAATGCAGAAATCTATAGCATGGCTAAAGAATTCAATACTGCTTTACATAAAAGTAATGTAGCTGCAACTTCTGTTGAAACTAACAAAGAAGAATCTAATTACTAGATTCCTTTAACGAGGATAGGGGCAGAAAAGCGAGAGTGGATCTGCCCCGCCCGGGATCATTATGGTTGACGAATTTATAAAGCTGTTTACTGGTTATAGAGGAGACTTTGGCATTGCTGATATGTCTAGGACTTCTGTTGATGCAGATAAAAACAAAATAAAACCAAATTATGAATGGGCTGGTAGACCCTTATCTATCAACGATTACAAAGATCATTTACAAGGAAAAATATCTATAGGTGTACAACCCTGTACACTAAATAAAACTGCACAGTTTGGTTGTATAGATATTGACCCGCCAGATTATGGTCAGTTTAAAATTGAAAAATACTTATCACTATTTCAACAATACAAATTACCACTTATTCCAATACTATCTAAGAGTGGAGGATTACATTGTTATATTTTTTTAAAAGAACCTATCAAAGCTATTGATTTAATAGATGGATTAAAAGCGTTTCTGCTACCACTAGGTTTGAAACCTACCACAGAAATTTTTCCTAAACAGAAAGAATTAAAGGAAGACGAAAAAGGAGACACAAAACCAGGAAACTTTATTAACTTACCTTACTACAACAATGGTCAATCAGTTAGATACGCATTAGATAAAAACAATTCTAAACTAGACCTAGCTTCTTTTATAAAAGTAGCAGAGGCATCTAGAATTAGTAAACAAGATTTAGAAAAATTAGTAGAAGAAACACATGCAAATATTTTAAAAGGTGCTGATCCAGAATTTGATGATGGTCCACCTTGTTTAGCTTTGTGTTCTAAAACAAAACTAGATGATGGTAGAGACAGATTTATGTATAACTACATGGTCTTTGCTAAAAAGAAATACAAAGACAAATGGCCAGATCAAGTATCTAAAGCAAACTATAATTATTTAGAAGATCCTTGGGACAAAACAAAATTAGATTCTAAGATAGCTGCATGGAGAAAAGATACAGCGGGACATACTTGTTATGAAGAACCTATTAAAGATAAATGTATGCGTGGTGTATGTTACTCTAGACCATTTGGTGTTTCATCAGATGGTATCTCAGTCTTTCCAGACATAACAGATTTTCAAATAATAAAATATGTAGAACCAGAATATAGATTCCAGGTAGTTATGCCTAGTGATGACAAGGTAGAAGTTATTGTAGCTAATACGAAATTAATGACAACACAGAAAGAAGTTTTAAATTTAATCTGGGAACAGACAGGAGTTTACTTTGAACCATTAAAACCAAAAGACTATAGAGCAAAATTAAATGAATGGAGAAATGGTTGTGAGACTATTTACCCACCAAAAGGCACACAGATTGCAGACAGATTACACGATGAGCTCTATCAGTATTGTATTAATGGTCCACAAGCTAAACAAAGGGGACAGATAAAAAATGGTGCGTGTTATACTAATGACGGAAATCATTACTTTAAATTTACATCTTTCATCCAGCATCTAGGTAGTGGTTGGAAAATTCCAGAAGAAAGAATTGCAAGACAACTAGAAAAAGATTGTAAGGTAGAATTTAATCATTCATTAAATGTAGATGGTAAAACAATAAAAGTCTGTCGACTTCCACAACTTCACATGGATCAGATAGAATATCAACCAGTGGAGAGAAAAGAGAGTAATTATTAATGGCACAGTATAAAGTTATTGGTCCTCCAGGCACTGGGAAAACTAGAAAACTATTAAGTACAGTACAAAAATATATAGACCAAGGTATGTCTTTAAAAAATATAGGTTACTTTGCTTTTACTAGAAAAGCAGCTAATGAAGCTAGAGATAGGTTCTTAGCAGACAATGTTGGACTAAGCAAAAAAGACTTACCATATTTTCAAACGCTTCACTCGTGTGCATTTAAACAATTAGGTTTAAAAGAAGAAAATGTAATGCAAGAAGAACACTATAAAAAAATAGGTGAGACTTGTGGTATTCAAATTACATATGCAAAACATGAAACCAATCAATGGAATGGAATATTTTCTTCTGACAGTGAATACTTAGGTTTAATTAATTTAGCTAAGGTAAAACAAATTACACCAGAAGAACAGTTTAATCTTAATGAACATCTGACTAGAATTGATGGATATAAATTAAATGCAATATCAAAAGAAATAACTAACTATAAAAAAACTTATGGTCTTATAGACTTTAACGACATGGTAGAAAGTTTTTTAATAAAAGGAACTTGTCCAGAACTAAAAGTTATTTTTGTAGACGAAGCACAAGACTTATCTTTAATTCAATGGGCTATGTTAAAAAAATTAATTAAAGACAATGACAATCCAGATGTATGGATTGCAGGAGATGATGACCAAGCAATCTTTGGATGGGCTGGTGCAGATGTAAATTCTTTTATTGCATGGCCTGGTCAAGAAATACCTTTAACTAAATCAAGAAGAGTCCCGATTGATATTCAAACTAAAGCTTTAGATGTCATATCTAGGGTTGGAATAAATAGAATACAAAAAGATTATTTACCTAAAGAAGAACGAGGAGAGATAGTTGAAAGATTTAAACTTACAGATCTTATTACAGATATGGAAAAAGGTGACTGGTTAATATTAACTAG